TATAAAAATAGAAATAAAATATAAAATAAAGGAGTAGAAATGGATAAATATAAAATTTGTACAACTAAAGAATTGATTGTTAATTATAATAAATTAAATGTAGAAAAGAATCTTTTGTATGCGGAAGAAGATAAGAAAGATGTAATAATTGAAATGAGCATGATAGAAGGGGAGTTAAGATGTAGGTTAGATGATATGATAAATATTTTAATTTCAATTGAAAGAGAATTAAAACCATATGAAGTAGAAAGGCTATTAAGAATGTTGATAAAAAGGTATTAATAAATTAGATTGAATGAGGAAAAGTTAGATGAAAGTTTATAAAGTTGCACATGAAAAATAAGTTATTTGATTTATAAGATTATTATTTAATCTTAGATAATTATTAGGATAAAACTATTCCCTACTTTAGTAGGGATTTTGCTATATAAAGAAATAAGTAAAATGGCTAATCATAAAAAAGACTACGATGTAATATTAAGGTCAAAAAGAGAATCGCAAAAACAAAGAGCACGTTTAAAAAAGAATATAAAAGTTACCGAAGAAGATGTAAGGAAAATAGAAGAATTAATAAAAAAAGAAAAAGAAAACGGGGTAGAGAAAAGTATATTTAGAACTAAGGGGAATTGTATGTTTATGATAAATAAATTGTTATATAATCCCCGTTTAATTCCAAGAGAAAGGCTTTGTTTTAATTATAAATTTACAAATGAATCCTGTACAGGAAGATTGAGAGACGGAAGAGTTATTTCTGTTAAGATGAAAAGAATTAATAGTAGGAATGTATATAGAATAAAAGTAAATGGAAAAGTAAAAGCAAAATGTATAGGTCAAACAAAAGCTTGTGAAAAAATAAAAGAATTAATTGGTTTACCGGAAGGATGGGATGATGAGCAAGGAAGTGCAAGAATCTTTACTTAGAGAAATAGAAGAAATGGAGCCTATTCTTCAAACAGATTCAAAAGAAATTATAGAGAGTAAATTAAAAAATCAGACAGAAGTATTGAGTAAATTATATACTACGGATGCTTTTCAAAATCAGATGGCGAGATTAGGATTTGGACAGCCTAATTTAAATGAGGGTGCAGAATATCCTTTAACAAGGATGGGTCAAAATTATACATTGTTTACTTCTCTATATAGAAGTTCATGGATTGTTAGAAAAATAGTAGATGTTTTTCCTTCAGATATGTTAAAGAATTGGATAAAATTTAATTCTTCGTTGGATCCTGATAAATTAAGTAAAATAAATTATGTAATACGGAAAACAAAAACAAAAGAAAAAATAAAAGAAGGATTGAGATGGGCGAGACTGTACGGAGGTGCGGCAGGGCTTATTTTAATAGAAGGTGATGAAGATTTAAGTGAACCTTTAGATTACGATCAGATAATGTTAGATGATTATAAAGGACTGTTAATAATAGATAGATGGAACGGTGTTTTTCCTGATTTACAGTTAGAATCAGATATTTCAGATGATGAGTTTGGTTTACCGGAATATTATTTAATTTCTTTATCTCAAGTATCTAATAATTTAAACTTTAAAGAAGGAGATTTAATAAAGGTACATCATTCAAGGATTATAAGATTTAGCGGTAGAGATTTGCCACAATGGGAAAGACAAGCTGAAATGTATTGGGGTGAATCTGAAATCGAGATAGTTTTTGAAGAGTTAAAGAAGAGGGATAATACTTCTGCAAATATAGCAAGTTTAATATTTTTAGCAAATATTAGAGTATTAAAAATGAATGATTTAGGTCAATTGTTAGGTGCAGGTTCTGTAAAAGCACAGGAAAATTTATATAAAGTTATACAGGCTCAAAATCAGTTAATGTCCAGCATGGGAATATATGTTATGGATAAAGACGATGATTTTAATACAGAACAGTATAGTTTTAGCGGATTAAATGATATATATGAATCTTTTATGTTAGATGTAGCCGGTGCATGCGAAATGCCTGTAACTAAATTATTCGGCAGAAATCCTGCTGGTTTTAATGCTACAGGAGAAGGAGATTTAACACAATATTATGAAACGGTAGAAGAAAAACAAGAAACTTATTTACAGCCAGTTTTAGATAAATTGTTACCGATTATTTTTATGTCAACATTAGGAGCAGTGCCAGAGGATTTAGACTGGGAATTTAATCCTTGTATGTCTGTTAGTAGCAAAGATCTTGCAGATTTAGCACAGGCAATGGCTGGACCTATACTTGAAGCGTTTGGAGCTGGCCTGATAACAAAAGAAATAGCTTTGAAAGAATTAAAGCAACAGAATGAAAAGACTGGTATGTGGTCTAATATAACCGATGAAGACATAGAGAAAGCAAAACAAGAAGATGAGCAGGGTGAATTGACTGATGAGGAAGAAAATAATCTGGTTAGTGAAATTTCTCCGGAAACAGAAAATAATTTAAATTTAGATAATGAAGAAAACAGAGTAGTTTTAAATAATGATTCGTTAACTTGGATGGATAGGGTAAAGTCTAAATTGAGAAAGTAAGGGTATTAAAATGTTAAACAATATAGCAGATGTCCAGAAATGTGTTAAAGAATTGTATAGTGATATAAATTCATTAAATAATAATATTTCTAAGTTTGAAAGTATGTTTGATTTAAAAAAGAAAAAGACTTTACACTTTTGATTCTAAAAGTTATAATAAAGGAAAAGAAGATGTTAAAATTTCAGATATTATCTCAAAATTTAAAATTAATAGAGAAACCAAGTAGAGATATTATAGAAAATCAAATTAATTTTTTAAATGTAAATTTTTCTTTTAGTGAAGAATGGACAGAAATGAAAAAATTAGTTCAATTTAGCCAAGATAAAGACGATAGAAAAAGAAAAGATATAGATTATTTAGTAAATATTGATTTAGGTGAAGAAAATGATGTAACAATTAAAATGCCTTTTGGAATAAAAGCCGGTATTTTAAAAGTTGCTTGTTATGGAGAAATAGCTGAGGAAGATGAAGATGGAAATAAAATATTTGTAAAAAAAGCAGAAACAAATATTTGCAGTATTCCGATAGCAGAAACAGGTATAGATGGTGAAGGTTTAGAAATTGGCATTGTTGGTGATAAGAATTATGTACATGAGCAATTACAAGCATCTAATGAATGGAGTGTAAATCATAAATTAAAAAAATATCCAAGTGTGTCAATTATAGATAGTGCAGGTACAAATGTAATAGGAGAGGTTACATATTTGGATGAAAATAGTTTGAGAATAAATTTCTCAAGTATAATGAGTGGTAAGGCATTTTTGAATTAAGAATTGAGGAGGGTAAAATGATATACTTAGTTAATTTAAATTTATCAGGGAACGAATTGCAAAATGCTGTAATACAACCTGTTGGTGTGTTACCTGGAAGTGCAAAAGAAGGCCAAATTGTTTATAATTCTTCTGAAAAGAATTTATATATTTACAATGGATCAGCATGGAAAGTTGTTGGAAAAGAATATACTTTACCTGTTGCATCCGCAGATACTTTAGGAGGTATTAAGGTAGGTGCAGGACTTGTAATAAGTGAAGGTGTTCTTAGTGCAACAGGTGGTGGAGTTGCTGATGCTGTAGAATGGGGAGGTGTTTTAAATAAACCTTCAGATTTAGTACAAGATTCTAATTATGTACATACTGATAATAATTACACTAATACAGAAAAAACAAAATTATCAGGAATTGCCGCAGGTGCACAAGTTAATGTTATTGAAAAAATAAGTGTAAACGGAGCACAGCAATCTATTTCTGAAAAAGGTGTGAATATTACAGTTCCTACACAAGCTTCTGATATTAATGCAATACCTTCTTCAGAAAAAGGTGTAAATAACGGAGTTGCATCATTAGATGAAACAGGTAAAGTACCTTCCGCACAACTACCAAGCTATGTGGATGATGTTGTTGAATATGATTTAAAAAGTAATTTTCCTGAAACTGGTGAATCTGGAAAAATATATATTGCAAAAGATACAAATTTAACTTATAGATGGTCTGGTAGTAATTATGTAGAAATTTCTCCAAGTTTAGCTTTGGGTGAAACATCTTCAACCGTTTATCCTGGAGACAAAGGTAAAGTTGCATATGATCATAGTCAAATAAAAACAGGCAATCCGCATGGAACAACTTTAAATGACTTTGGGGTTACGTTAAGCTCACAACAGATAAATTCCTTGCCTGATAATATACAGCAGGTTCAGGAATCGTTTGATGGCCTTTCTAATGTTGCTAAAAGTGGAAGTTATGAAGATTTATCAAATAAGCCTAAGTTAGTAAAGATTCAAGAAGGTACACTTCTAAAAACCGAAATAACAAAAACAATTAATGTTACAGGAGGAAAAATATTCTCTGTAATGATATATGATTCTGTTACTTTTGAAGAAGTAATGACAGATAAAACTTATAATGCTGTAAGAAGCCAAGTAAAAATTGATATTGCAAAAGTTCCTACAAATGATTTAACAATTGTTGTATCATATATTGAGGTAGATGCATGAAAAACTTATCCAATGTGACAGAAATACAGGATATAGTAACAAAAGAATATGTAGATTCCAAAATAGTAGGATTGACTGAAGAAGAATACAATAATTTACAAACAAAACAGCAAGGTGTTTTATATTGTATATATGAGGAATAAAAATGCTTTACATAAACCAAAAGAAAATAAAAGGAGTAAAGCTTAATAATAAAGAAATAAAAAAAATTTATTTAAATGGAAAAATAGTATACGAAAAAATATATTATTTTAGTTTCGATCAAGAAGAAGCCGGATGGGATAAAGGTGTTTGGTTTGTTGAAAAATAAAATTGTAATGAAATGGAGAAAATATGAGTAAAAAAATAGAAGATCTTTTGTATAAAAGGTGTGGGGATCCTAAAAATACTTATTATTCTACTCAAGTAATAACACAAAATGAATATTGTGGTGTTAAAAGATGGAATGATGCAGGATATTTAGGTGAAGGTGTTGTTGTTTGGACAACGGAAAATCATAAAGGTGGTCAAGGTGAACATGGTTGTAAAACACATGATCGAATTTTTGATGCCGCTCCGGGTGCAACTATCATAAATGCAAGCATTTCTTCCATTTATGATAATGAAAAAATAGAAAAATTTGAAGTTATATATCAACCGTCACATGATTCTAATGAAAGAATCAAATATGATCCAGAAGAGTTTATAAAAAAGTTTAAAATTAAAATTATAACGAGATCAATTGGCGGTGGATTCTTTGAAGATCCTACAAAAAGCCCAATGGGAAGATTCTGGAAAGAAATGCAGGATAAATATAATCTTATTTTCTTTAATTCTTTTGGAAATAAAGGTAATGAAAATAAAGATGATACCGGAGATCTTGCTATTTATGTTCAGGCATGCCATTTGGACAATAAAGGAAAGCCTGTGAGGGATTATTATTCCTCTACAGGAATTTCGGATCATAATTTTATTGACTTTAGAGGATGGGATAGTGGTACTTCTTTTTCAGCTCCATATTTGGCAGGTAAAACGGCATTATTAATTGAAAGATATGGAGATTTAACACAAGAAGATGTTGTTCAATATTGGAAAGATCATGCGGAAGACTTGGATGATGAAGGGTATGATAAGTATACAGGTTTTGGGCTACCAATTTTAGGTGATGTAAATGAAGAATATGTTTTTCCAAGCAAAGAAGGAAATAAAGGTGAAGATGAAATGAAAAAGTTTAAAGATGTACCAGAAAATGCATGGTATAAAGAAGCTGTAGATTATGTTGTTGAAAAAGGATATATGCAAGGTGTTAGTGAAGATGAGTTTAAACCTGATTCACCTTTAACAAGAGCACAATTGGCACAAGTTTTATATAACTTAGATAAAACAAAATAAATAAAATAGTTTAATTTTAAAAGGGAGGTGATAAAATTGGCAGGAATTAATGAGTTTTTAGTATTCAATGAAAATAAAAATAATACTTTAGAAAATGAAGCTTATTCTACTGATAAATAAAGAATTAATGGTTTAACCTCAGGCATAGCAAGGTCAAATTTGCAAAATAAATTCCAAAGAAATGTATCTGTAATGACTTCTACCATAGGGAAAATCATATCTGATAGGAATTTAAATGCAATTGAGGATGTAAATGAGTTAGAAGAAGCATTAAAATTTACTTTCGGTAATGCAGGTGGTTGGAAAGTAACTTCTGTTAATTTCAATGTAAGTGATTGGATTGTGGATGATACATTAAAAAAGTATGTTTGTACAAAAACAATAAATGGTATAACTTCGGATGAAGAAGAGCAACTTATAATCACGATTCCAAAAATAGAAACAATGGATTTGTTTATGAAATTTGGAATAACAAGTTATAATCAGGCAACAAATACATTAAAATTTAAATGTAAAAGAAAACCTAATAAATTAGTAAAATGCTATGTAGTTTATTGCTATTTAAAATGAGGTGAAATAATATGTTATTAAATCCATTAGGTATGTATTCCTCAGGTGGTACAATTGAGGGGGGCTCTGGAGGAGCTAAAGAATTTTAAAGAAATAAATACCGAATTAAGTGTTGATAGTACATCAGAACCTTCTAATATTAAAAATGTAAATTTAAAAACAATATTAGATGTGCAAGGTTCAGGAATCGTGCTTGCTTGCTTTACTAATATAGTGTCAGCTTCAAATGTTAACATTGAATTTGTAATAATTAAGGTTACAATTGATGGAGAAATTGTACTTTGGGCTTGTAATAGCTTTTGCAATGGATTTGTTTATAGTCAAGGTATAAATGTGGAATTTAATAATCAAAATAATTATTTAGATATATATGGAACATCTGATTCAATTAGTACAACTAATGCTAAAGTTAATTGGAAGACTATTGATGATTGGGATGTAACTTGTACAAAAAGTCTTGAGCATGTTTATACTGTGTTAGATTTGCCTATAATTTTTAATGATTCATTGAAAGTACAAACATATTCATTTTGCTTAGATACTTCTAAACCAAGAAAATATGAAGTATATGTAAGATATAAATTAGATGAGTAGGAGGATGCAAAATGAATATAATAAATCAATATGAAAAAGAAGGTTATATTTTTACTGAATATGATAACGGCACTGTTACAAAAGAAATAAAGCAAGTAAGATCTGACAAGCAAACTGATAATGTTTTGTCTGACACTGAAATAGCAATACTTGATACTTCTTTAAATGTAGAGTATTTAGTTTGCTTGTCAGATTTAAATATATAACTATTTAATATTTAAGGAGGTATTTATTATGACGTATGAAAGATGCAAGAAATTAATTCAGACTGGTAATTATGAGCAGGAAGATATGTTAAAGAAACTTGATGTATTTCTTTTAGCTGACAGAATTACAACTGAGCAATACAATGAGCTTACAGGCATGATGCAAAAGAAAGAATAAATTCTCTTATATGGGAGGGAAACATGGCTGGGATAAATGAGTTTATGATATTTGATGAAAATAATCAAAATTCAATGACAAATGAAACTTATAGCGCAGATGAACAAAGATTAAATGGTGTAGGGGGGCTTGCAAGATCAAGTCTTTATAACAAGTCCATTAGGCAAGCTACTATAATAGGAAATGCTATAGGTCAAATTATATCTGAAAATGGTTATAATGCTAAAGAAGATGCAAGTTTAAAAGATAATTTGCAAAATGGATTAATGAGATCTGATAATGTTAAGATACCGAATGATTTTGTTTCACAATTAGGTGGAAGTAATGTAAATGAAGTTTTAGAGAAATTAAATAAAAATTATAATGATTTTGCTAAAACAGTTATGAAAAGAAAATTAATAAAAAAATACAAAAATAAATATAGATGAAGATTGCTATTATTTAAATGAACAAGTTGCAAATTTGATAGAAAATATTGATATACAAGAGTTTAATAAATATATAAATTTGGAATTTGAGGTAATTGGAGAAGCAGAATTTGAAACTACAAGAAGTAATTCGCA